CTCGACGACGTTCACGATCATATCTGATATAGGATTCACTCATCTCTTCAGCGTCCTTTCGTAAAATTCCTTCATCCGGGTTCTTGCCGCTTCCTGCGCCGCTTTGCGCTGTTTCTTCTGTTCCCGTCTCTGCCGTTTTTCCTCAATAACCCCGGAATACTTCTTTTCCGCGCGGGCGTAATCGGCGTTGATTCTGTCCTCTTCTTTGCCGTCCTGATTGCGCACCATGCCGCCTTTCGGTACGATAACGTAATTCGGTTTTTTCTGACCGCTCCGCACTCCCGCGCGGAACTGTTCCCGCGCCTTGTTGGCTTTCCGGTACTGCTCTTTTGCATCCTTTTCCCGCAAATCCATGTCGGCGTCCACCCCGATTTCCGGAATCCGGTTCGCAGGAATGCCGTCATTCAATAATTCATCGGTAAACCCTTTCCGGAATGCCGCGATGGTTTGTGCGGGGTCTTTTTCTTCCAGCATTGCTTCTTGCCCGCGTTCAAATGCTCGAACCACTGCCATTGCCACATCGTTTTCATCCTTGAAGTTTGAATCCTTATTCCGGGATTTGAACAGAGCGTTCAGGTCGAATCCGTACTGTTTGGCGATTGCCCGTCCGGTCTTGACCTTCCAGTTCTCTTCCGGATTTTCTCCGCCCAGATCTTCCCGCGCCGCCATGACGTCCGCTTTCAGTTTCTCCCGCGCCGCCGCCTGCTGCCGCTGTTTCCCAGCTTCTTCGATTGCCGCTATCTTTTCTTCCAGCGGGTCTTTCTGTTTCGCCGCCCAGTCCATGATTCCCATCCGCGTCCCGTCCGGCAGTTCCACACTGCTCGCCAGCGGATTGTTCGCATCCGGATGAATCCGCAGTCCCTTCCGCTGCGCCAGCTGAAGCATCTGTGGATAAATCGCCGTCAGTTCTTCCTGATTGAAGTAATCCCCCTTCTGCATCTGTTTCAGATTGTGCAGAAAAACCGCCGTGTTCCGGTCTTCCTGCGACATCCCCTGCATCACGATCTGCAGAATGTCCTGCGCCTGTCCCAGCGTCGTCGTGTATTGCCCGATTCGCCGCAGACTGTCCGCCGCCAGCGTCTTGAACACATTGTCCCGCGGTCCCTGCAGTTTCGCATACGCCGCCATGCTTTTCTTGTAATCCTCGTTGAGCTGCCGCAGTTTCGCCTGTCCGTTTTCCAGCGTCAGCGGTTCTTCCTGCCCCGTGGACATGTTCCGCAGATACTCCTGTCCGTCCCGGTTGATTCGTTCCCAGCCGGACTGGTTCACGTACCGGTCAAATGCTTTCAGCGTGTCCGGGTCGTTCTGTCCCTTCAGATACAGCCGGTTCAGCAGGATGTATTCTTCCTGAACTTTCCCGTTCCGTTTCTGGAACTCTGATTTGCTCAGATCGTCCAGATTCGCCCAGTCCGGATCGTTCGCTTGCATATCCGCCAGAACCTTCTTCGACGCCTGTTCTTCCTGCCGGATCATATTGTCGTAATAGGCGTTCGAGTTCTGGAACAGACTGTTCTTCAGCAGCAGATTTTTGTTCTGCCGCATCAGCTCCCGGTTCTCCGCATTCGCTTCGTAATCCGAATTCGCCCGCCGTTTGCTGGTCAGATCCAGTTCCGCCGATTCCAGCGCCATTTCCCGCATCCGTCTCCGGTATTCCCGCGCGTCCGCCTGTTCCGCTTTCTGCCGTCGGAAACCGTCCGTATTCAGAATCCCCGCCCACAGCACCGCTTTCCGGTTGCCCGCTTCCGCCGCCCGGTCCACCAGATTCCCGAAAAAACCGTTCGTGTCTTCGTCCATCGTTTTTTCTCCTTATTTGAAACCCTGAATGAAATTTTCCCGCAGAGGGTTCACCTGTTCTGTCATATCATCAGCCGGTTTTCCCGCTCCCTTGATCAACATGCCCGGCAAACCTGGCATCCCGCCCAAAGGGACGTCAGAGGCTTGCACGGAAGCCGCATTGTTCATCCCGTTGCCGTTATTGTTCTTCTGATTCTCATCGGATATTTTTTTTATGACCATTGCCGATAATGACGCGCCCATCAGATTTTTCTCCTGTAAATAAAGTATCCGTTTTCCCGTTGATAAGAAACATTTCGTATTCCAGCCGTCCGGTTCGCCCGGCAGATTGCCATAATCATGGCTCGGTTCTTCTCCGGAATGCACCCCATCAGTCCCGCCAGCGGAATTCCTTCCGCTTCATAATCCGCCGCAATCGCTTCTTCCGCCGGATTCTTGAACTTCCAGCCGTCTTTTCCCCTCAACAGAAAAAAGTGTGCATAGAAATATCCGTCCGGCAGACGCCGTCCCAGAATGATTCCGCGGAACTCCCGTCCGGCAAAACATCCGTAGACGTGTGTCTTGCCCTGCTCGATGGAACAGTACAGCTGATGCCGCCCCAGGTATTCGTAAAAATACGGCGCGGCGGCTTCCCGGATATGCTCCTGGAGAAACAGTTTCTCCAGAATGCACTCCGCCAGATTCGACTGATAGATTCGGTAAATCATAATCACCCGACTTGAATGCTTTGGCTGCCGCTGACGCTCATGCCGGAAGATTTGCTCTGTCCCTGGCTTTCGCTTTCCGCCTTCTGGTGATATGCCACATCACTGGTCGGCGTCGGACTCTTGCTCAAACCCAGTTGAAGCAGATTCTGCTTGTTCTCCTGATTCTTCTCCAGAGTATTGTAATAGGCTTGTGCCAGCAGACTTCGTCGGTTGTTTTCGTTCTGTGCCAGCAAAGAATTTACCACTCCGCTCCCCGGGCTGGCAATCCCCTGCCGCGTCAGGTTCAGCATCAGTGTCTTCTTCCCGCTGGCATAACTCGCGTTGATGGCGCTTGCCTGCTGCTGCATGGCGGCATTGAACGCATCTGACCCCGTTTTGGTTTCCTCGATTGCCGTTTTCAGTTCCGGCGCAAAGAAGTTTTTGTATTCGTCAAAAGCATAATCCAGAATCTCCGACTGTTTTCTGCTGATGTTGCTTTCCAGTGTCTGACTGCTGCTTTTTGACGAGGAACTGCTGCTGCTCGACTGTTTGCTGTAAGAGCCGCTCCTGGATTCTCCGCCCATGTTTCACTTCCCTTCTTTGATTCTGGCAATCAGTTCCCGACGGAGCTTCGCCAGCTGTTCATCAATATAACGTTTCGTTTCCGCATCCATTTTTTATGCTCCCGTGTTTGCCTGTCCGCGAATGGTGATGTACATGATCAGATCGTCCAGAATTGCTTCGTTGTTTCCCGGCTGCAGTCCCGCCACGCAGAACGATGAAGAGGTCCGGTTGTAGGTCGCGTAATGCAATCCGCTCAGACGTTTGATTTTGTCGTACACGCCTTCGTAGCAGATGTTGACTTCGTAATCCGCCGTAGCCATTGCCGGAAAGTTCAGTTTGTAGAAGGTCCCCGGCGCATTCGTCCCCATCCCGTCGGTCGAATAGAACGCGGCATAGGCGGCTTTCTGAATCCGGGCGCGTATCACCTGAATGCCGCCGTTGTGAATTTCCCGTTCGTCCCGCAGAATGGCGGTCCCCGAACTCAAGGCTCCCGTCGCATTGCTCAGCACCGCCCCGTCCTTGTAATAAACCGGCTGCGCTGCCGCGTAACTCTGATTGTCGGTCGAAGTTTCCAGACTCACCCCGCCGCTCGTTACCGATGCAATGTATTCCGCCGGCTGCGGGAACTGTGCCAGCTGCGATTGGATCTGATCCGCCCAGGCGGATTGCAGATCCCCGATTTTCTTGTCCAGCGCGTTGATGTCGTCTTTCACCATGCCCGAATACTGCACGTGTTTTTCGCTGTCGAACGTGCAGTTCTCAAAACAGACGTGTCCCATGTTGCAGTATACCGCGTAGTTCGTTTTGTCGGAGTTCCCCGTGAAGGAACAGTTTCGGATGGTCATCTTGCAGCTGGTGTTCGTAATCGCGAAACTCGAAGATTCGTAATGCAGGTCCAGTTTGTAAATCGTCACCCGCGCATCGCAGTGGAATGACAGAATGGCGTCGGATGCACCCGTGAATCGGTCGTCGTTCCCGTTCAGATAAATCTGCCCGTTGTAAAATCCGTCGAACAGCAGAGCCGTATGCAGATAGAAATTCATCCCTGCCGGAAATTCAATGATCAGATTGTTCCCGTTCAGATTCTTCGGCAATGCGTTGATTTGCGTCTGCATTTCCGTATTGCTTAAACTCGAATTGAATGTTACGGTCTGGTTCGCGGTCAGCTTCGCGTCCGGCACTCGTTTCGCCAGCTGCTTCAAGGCGTCTTCCACCGTTTCCGCTCCGCCCCCGACCGACGTCCTCATCGCCGCAGTCAGCGGCAGATGCCCCGCATTCAGCAGGTGCACCGGATATTGCACCCCGTCCGCTCCCGTATAATACTGTATTCCGCCGCTGCCGTCCAGATCAAAATTAATGTCTTCCTTCCCCAGCAGCCGCTTTTTCATAATCGTTTCGCTCATAATTGTTGTCTCCTGTCTTTATCAAAAGAGAGAAGACGACAATCATTGTCGCATTTTTATATCTTTTTTCACTTGACGCTCTTGTATTTGAAAAAAGAAGCTGTATCTTATTATTCCTGATAAGGAGATTTGAATTATGGGCGTTTTGAAAATATCCGATTTATCTTACGAGGAAATTGTCAAAAGCTATTTTAAGGAAAAAAGTGAAACCGTTTTTCCCAATAGCTGTGAAGACCATGCTCGTATTATTATCCAGCAGATTTTTGAGAATGCCAAAAATTATGTTGATGTGCTGGCTCACAATTTAAAAAAGTCCTTATGGGACAGTCAGACCATAACTGAAGCTGTTCAGAATGCTGTTGCTCGTGGTGTCGTTGTTCGTTTCGCCATTCAGGAGAATGTGCCTGTGTCTGAATCATTAAGTGAATGGTTGTGTGCTAATGGAATAAAAATAGCAACCAATGTTGCATCCCAGGGGAAACATAATTTTATTGTCAGCGATAACCGTATGTTTCGCTACGAAGATAATTATGAGGAAATTAAAGCTGTTGCGTCTGCAAACAGCCCTGAACTGGCAGAAATACTCAGGGAATATTATAATGAGATTACTGCATAATTCGGGAAAAATGTTTTGGAGAATTTTCCCTTCCTTGTTAATGTTGGTAATGGGATGGGAACTGTGGCATTACAGACAGGAATTTGTTTCATGGACATCCAGTTTTGTATTCAATGGAGACAATTTAATTGACTTTTTGTCCGTATGTATTGGAGTCAATGCTGTCGGCTCCGTGGAGCAATTCCAGTCGTTCCTTGTAACACCTCTCCAGCGAAATTGGCAGCCGCTTCAAAACAACATAAATTCCTGTTTGCAGGATTATATGGAAAAATTGAATGAATTATCAGAAAACCAGCGTTCTGCTGTTGATAAAGCTGTCAATCCAAACAAATTAAAAAATGATTTTGATAACTGTATTGATTTTCATATCAGCATAATCAATAACACTTTTTATGGCAGCAAACTGCTTTCTCGTGGGTGTGTTTTATTATGCGTAATATTCACTTTTATAGCAGGTTCAGACAATTTAGTTCAAAACAGAGCTCTTTTCGTCATATTCTTATTTCCCCCATTTTTTCTCGTCTCATTTTCTTTGATATATCTGGCATTACATCTTTGCTATTTAAAGGAAAAATTATGTAAACAAGCAGCTTATTGTTGTCAAAATGTTTATAATTATAATGCATTAGTAACAAATATCCAAAACTTACAATCTAAAAATAGACGAAAAAGAAAAAAATTGATTTTCCTTTAACGCAACTCCCCCCATTTCCCATTTCATATTTCCCATTTCATATTTCCCATTTCATATTTCCCATTTCATATTTCATATTTGCCGCTCGCGGCAGCAGCGGCTCAATAGCTCCTCATCCGGCACTTCACCATCGGCTTCACCCGTCCGCGCGATACCCGTTTCCGGTATTCCGATTCCAATGCCATGGATTGATTCACATCCTGCCAGTCCCCGTCCGCCGCATATGCCATCGCGCAGACCGCATAGACCAGCGCCAGTTTGTCCGCAATCTCTTCCAATCGCGCATATCTGCTGTAAAACAGTTCTCCGTGATAATCCCCGCGGACCAGCTCCATAGGTGTTCCGTAGCGGTCTGCTGCGCCTTGCGAACGCCATGATTCCCCGTTGTGAATCCATTCGATTTCTCCGTATCGTCCGTCGTCCGTTATGCCGCATGTTTCAGTGTGGAAATGATAATACAGCTCACCGTATCGTTCAGGGGTCAGCGAGACCCCGTACCCGTCCAGTCCAATCCCGTAATGGTCGATTTTTCCGCTTTCCCAGACTGGATAAGCGGATTCTTGCGTATAGACGGCTCCCGGATTCGGACACAGCCGGCAATACCCCGGTTCGTTCAATTCTTCATAGATGAACTGCGGCAGTCCTTTCACCGTCCGGTAATCGCTGTAAAAACGCCGCAGTTCAGTCAGGCTGATCAGTTCCAGCAGGTCATGACGCGCATTGCACGCGCTCAATGTGTAAATGTAATCCGCCGGGTATTTGCAGCGTCCCCGTGCGTCCGGAAACAGCAGAACGCTCCCGTGAAATATTCCGCTGTCTTCTGAATACTTCCGGACGGCTTTCTGCACCCAGCGGCGCATCTGGTCTTCGCTCCAGACTTCTCCGTCCGGGTCGCGCAGCCACATCCGCGATTCCTGAATAACTTCTGCTTCCGTCATCAAAAACTCTCTATCTTGCGGATTCGCCCGCGTCCGCCCCAGTATTCGTTGCTGGCGTTCTCTCGGTTCACTTCTTCATGGAATCGGCGTTCATATTTCTGCCAGCCGTCCGTGCGCGACAGCAGAAACGTCTGATACAGCACATGATTCAGAATCGCCAGACGGTTCTCCGCTTCCGGAATTCCGCTCTTCGGCTGCCGTTTGTAAAGGATGGTTCCCGCGTCCGCCCCCACTGCCAGACGCGGGAATATCCTGAATTTTCCATATCCGTCGAAATCGTCGCACAGACATTTCGGATAACTTCCCGTAATCGTTCGGAAATCTCCGTAATCTTCCGCCAGACGTTTCCAGTAAACCAGCGGCAGTTCCAGTCCGTCCGGGCCGTAATACCGTCCCGTTTTCAGATAATCATCGGGAAAATCGTAAATCCCGCTCGCATTCGCCTTCACGGTGATTTCCCCGATGATTCGCCCGCTGACCAGCGCATATTCCCGCTGCGCCCGGTCAATCAGTTCGTTCAGTCCGGAGTCGTCCCACAGCAGAGCGTAACTGTCCCCGCATTCTTCGCGGACAGCTTCCCGTATCTCCTCATAGGTCCACTCCGGATTCATGCAGCGTCTCCCGTCAGCCGTTCGTCAGGAACAGTTCCATCGGCAGCAGTTCCACGTAGATGAGGATGTCCAGACTGGTGAACGCCGCTCCGCCGACGCTGAAAAGCAGTTCGATTTCCTGTTCCAGACTCGCGCATTCCAGTCCCGAACATTCGTAGTGGAACGAATAGTTTTTCTTCATGTTGTCGCACAGAATGACGTCCGACTGAATCGGGCTTCCGTTGTTGTTCCCCGAAATTTCCAGTCCCATCTGCGCCACCGTTCCGGTAATGTCGTTTCCCGATTTTCCGTTCGCGGTTCCCGCCGCTTTGTCCAGCATCACCAGACGCATCCCGCACAGGCAATACCCCTTCGGAATTTTGGCAAATGTATGCGTTCCGATTGCCAGCAGTTCCGGCACGGCGTCGCTGTTCAGCCGGTACATGATTTCTTTTTTGTAATGGTTCGGCTGGTTCACCCCGTTCAGGCGAACCACCTTCGATTCAAGATGATCTCTCGTTCCAGACATGATATTTTTCCTTTTCTGTTTCTGTGTTCAGACGTCCAGTCCGGCAGTCCCCCGCCGGACCGGAATCCGTTAGATGCTGGTGATGACCTGGGCGCAGTTCAGATCCACTCCGTCAAACGTGATTTTCTTCATGCCGCGGATTTCATCTCCCGCAATCGAAAGAATGCGTTTGTGGTCGTGGAACTCTTCCGAATAGTCGAAAGTCTGTCCGTACGCCAGCACGGCCGCGTCCGCTCCCAGCAGCAGATTGCGCGCAATTTTCAGCGTCTTTTCCGCATTCTGATGCGTCTTCACGAAGTTCGCTTCCTTAACAATGATGTGTTCCCACACCCCCAGCGCGCCCGTGGCGATCGGATCGCCTTCCAGACTGCCTTTGCCCGTCATGGCTGCCAGCGCGCGTTTCTCCCAACGGGGATCACTCCGCAGGTTGATTGCGTCTTTCGGCGTGATGACCAGCATGTAATACTCTTCCCCGTTCTTCGCCCGGATCGGCTTCATCGCGTACTTCTCGTTCGCCGTCTTGGCAAAGTCCTGAAGCACGTCCAGCAGCTGCGTGTTCATCACGTCCGTGGTCGCCAGCGTCCCCAGCAGACTGCTCGTGCTGGTGTCCGCCGCTTTCACCTGTTCCGCCGTGAATTTGCTGTTCGCGTAATCCGCCCGGATGCACCGTCCTTCACCGGAAACCAGCGCCGTGCTGTTTTCCGCGCCGCCGGTCAGACGTGTGCAGCCGTCGGTGATGACGCCGGTCAGGGCGTCAATCAGGTCCAGCTCCAGACGGTGCCGGAACCACTCTTTCAGCTGCGCCGATGCTTCCGAACGGAAATCCCAGATGCACCGTTTGGTCGTCATTTTGCCCTTCTTGGCAAACGCCTTGGCAATCTGGTCAATCCGGATGTCCATGAAATATTCATCCAGCGTGTCTTCGTTCCCGGTAATCGAAGCGTTCTGCCCTTCAATCCCGTCTCCGTAGACCTGCGGAATGAAATGATAACGCGCCTGATCGCCGGTCATGCGTCCGGCAAACAGCTTGTTGTCGATGATGATCGGTTTCCCGCTGCCCCTCTGACCCGTCAGCGTGGAGAAATAATTCCCCAGCAGATACTGCTTGAAAATGTTCTCGCTGTGCTGCAGCGGCGTCAGCGGACTTCCGTTTCCTCGGATAAACGGCACTCCTTTAATTACATTGCCCATTCGAATCCCCCTTGTCGGTTATTGGTTTCGTTTTCAGTTCTCCGCCGGGAACAGACGGTCTATCACGTCTCCCCCCGGTGTTCCGGTGTCCGCAGGTCCTGTCGCCGAATTCAGCAGATCCAGCCCCGCTTTCCCCGTTACGTGTTTCTCTTCCCCTTTCGTTTCCGGAACGGCAGACGCGCTCTTTTTCTCTTCGCCCTTCACCCATTCCTGAAACGCCAGGACTTTCTTCGCAAAGACATAGCACCCTTTCGGGGATTTGTCTTTGACCATGTTCCACGCGGCTATGACTCCCGGATCGCCTTTCTCCGCGTCCAGCAGCGGCGCAAATTTCTCATACACCACTTCGTCAAAATCCGCATGGACTTCCCGCGCAGACTTCTCTTCACGGTCCCAGAACGCGGCGGCTTTGTTCCGCCGGGCAGTCTCGCTCTTTTCTTCCGCGGCTGTCAGCTGTCCCGTAACTTCAGACAGTTCCTGCTCCGCCTTTTTGAGTTCGGCCTGCTCTTCTTCTCCGAACCATTCGTCTCCGCTCTGCGTCTTTTTCAGCCGCGCCAGCTTCTGTTCCAGCTCGGCTTTCTTTCCGGTCAGGTTTTCCCGTTCCGTTTGTGCCGCAGAAATTTCCGCGTCATATCCGCTGATTTTCGCCGTGAAACTTTCCAGCGGTTCTTCCGGCTCTTGCTTCTCCGATGCCGGGTCCGGGTCGGTTTTCTTTTCCGCTTCAACCACCTTCCCGTCCGCATCTTCTATCTGCGTATCTTCTTCATACGATTCTTCCGGAATCGCTTCCGCGCCGGGGTCGGCTCCTTCATTTGTCTCCGGATATGCCTCACCCAAATCCGGAAACTCATTCTCAAGCCTGTCTTCCCATTCTGCTTCACTCATTGCTTTTTCTCCTTATGGTTTATGCTTGCGGCGGCTGCGCCTGTTCCTGTCCTTGCACCGGCGCCGCCGCTGCCTGATAAATGGCTTCCGTTTCCCGGAGCAAATCCGTTTTGTTCGGCAGGTCGATGCTTTCCAGTATAATCTTGCTCGCTACCTGCGGCGGTATCACCACTCCGCTCTTCAGCACTTCCGTAATCAGCATCAGCTGTCTTTCCCGGATGCTGTTGAACGGCGGCACTTTCTTCAGTATCACGTCGTAATAAAGAGTGTCGCCGATGTCGTTCAGCACTCCTGCCGGTTCTCCCGTAGTCGGATCAACCTGCGGAACATTGAACTCGTAGGTTTCCACTTCTCCGTTCGGACGCGTTACCCGCATGACCCGGTAATCGGTATAGAACTTGCCCATCAGACGCAGCAGCACTAAGGCAATGCGCTGTTTCGAATAGAACATGTTTTCCAGTATCACCGTCTGCATCGCGTTCCCCTGCGAAATCCGCGTGGTCTGCATGATGCCGCTCCGCTCATTCGTTCCGCCCATTCCCAGCGTCGAATCGTTCACTCCGCAGATTCTCTGGAACATTCCCACAATCTGTGTCGCATAATTCGACGCAAAACTCATATCCCGGAACTTGTCTTCCACCCGGATTTTGCTCAAGCCGCCCGGACGCAGAGAAATCAGTCCGTCCGGCTTCTGCACTTCCTGATGGGCTTCCAGAGGATCGTTCACCGCATCCTCTTCGATGAACAGACGGTTCGTTCCCATGAAGTGGACAATCTTGCTGTTCAGCTTGTTCAGAATGTCCTGCAGGGGCAGAAGGTCCCGGATTACTCCGCGCGGCCGTCCCTTGCGGTCCCTCGTTCCGTAAATCGGAATCAGCGGATAATAATCAATCCCGAACGGATTTTCATTCGCAGCATCGTCCGTCGCACTCCCTTTCAATATCACGTCATCCGAAAATATGACGAAATGAAGTTTCTGCTTCATTACTTCTTTGTTCTGCCGTTTGCCGGTCTGCTCATTCAGAACTTCAATCGTCTCATATTCAGGTACCGTGTAATAACATTCGCACACTTTGACCCGCTGCGTCTTCGCATCGTAATATTTCTCGTCGCCCCGGTCGCCCGCTTTGTTCTGCGCTTCGTACTCCTGACCGCGGAAATCGTCCGGCTCAAACACGCTGTCAATATCGTCCGCACTTGCCGGAAACAGTTTCTTCAGCATATCACGATCCACCCATTTCACCTTGATGATGAAACGCGCATCGCTCGCGTCCGGCTTCCGGCTGAACGGGTCGCAATACACATTCTCCCACGGCACATGGTCTACCCGGATCAGGTCTTTCCCCTGTTCGTTCGTATAGGTCGAACACTCCATCCAGCCGCGTCCGCCTATCACCGCATCCCGGAACGCCGCACTGTGAAAATAATCAAAGTTGCAGCTGTCGAATACATGTTTCAGCAGTTCCGTCAGCAGCTGGGCTTTGTCGTCGTCTGAACCTTCCCGTCCGCATACCTGGATGTCCGCTCTCCGTTCCACTTCCAGCGAGGACAGCATATCCACGGTCGGACGGATCAGATTGAACACTGCCGGGTCCTGTCCGCGTAATTCCAGCTCGGCTTCTTCTCCTTCGGTCCATTGCTTCCCGTCGTAATAGCCGTAGCAGGATTCGTTCCCCTTGCGCCATTCCTCTTCGTAGCGCACCGCTTCACGCATCCATCTCTGAAATTTATGATTGTGTACCCGTTCGTTCATCCAGACAAAATCCTTCCTTTACCATTCAGAACTTCGCGACAGCCATTGTCGCATTTTCTTTCGTTCCCGCGTTTTTTTTATCTCACTTTCCAGCTCAGATTCGTGTTTTTCTTCTTGTTCCATGCCGCCAGCTTCATCGACAGAGGATTCGAATAGACCGCCTTGAATATCTCATAATCCTGATAGAACGTCAGATTCAAGGCGTCCGCAAGGTTCGGACTCTTCAGCCCCCGTTTCTTCATCTCCTCTTTTTCCTCAACCCGGATGCTTCCCCCTTGCAGACGGTAAGTCGGACTTTTCAATTCTTTCATCAGCTGATCCCAATGCACCATTCCCGGAGTCCCGTAAAACACCGCCGGACGCGTCCGGAAAAATTTCCGGCTCTTCCACCACAGCCAGTCCCGCAGACGGTAGCACTTCCCGTCCATGTCGTCCGGCGGACGCTCCATCGTCATCACCCGGCAGGCGGGATACCCCATCCGGTCTTTCCACCGCGTATGGATGAACTGGTCGTAAACCCCCGCTCCAACACCGTTCGCGTCCACGCATACCACGTCGCACCCCCATTCATCAAACAGCATCTTCGCCCGCGTGAAACTCTCAATCGTGTCGAACCCGTGCCATGCTTCCGCATGAAGCACCCGGTCGCCTTCCCGGATTACCACCGCCGTATCGTCATCGCCCGTCCACGCCGGGTCTATCCCCATTCGCCGCTTGTACCTTGACCGCTCTTCCGGGCGCGGACGCGAAAACACCTTCTCCAGCCACCGGTCTTCAATAATCTTGTCTTCGCCCTTGTCCGCAAATTCCCCCAGTACCCGGTATTTGTACTGCGCAGAATTGATGCCGAACTCGTTGCGCATGTTCTCCACCCATTCCCGCGTCTGTCGCCCGCGCGTCCGGATCATCCGGACTTCTCCCCGCGCATCCACAAACGGATAGCTGTATTCCTCTTCCGCCAGCGATTTCTCACTCGAAAACGTCATCGGAAACCAGAACGTCCGACGGTTGAACACATTGAACATGTACCCGCTCGTTTTCGTCGGGTTCCCGTCCATGAACCCGTAATTCCCCGGATCACCCATCGCTCCCGACGCCACTTCAAAGATCCCGTCCCGCACTCCCGACGCTTCGTCGATGAAGTACATGCAGTCGTGAAATCCCTGCAGCGCGTCGTCATTGTCCAGCCGCGCCGTCCGCAGCACTCCCTTCCATAACGCCGGATTCCGTTTCAGCCGCAGCTCATCCATCGTATTCTCGTACTGCTTCTTCACCCAGTCCCATTTCCGCGCATTCGTCGCGCAGATTTGCGGAAAAACCACATCGTACAGCTGGTCGCCGCTCGCTCCCGTTACCGGCGCAATCTTCCCGCGCGTGTCCAGCCACCAGTTCACCAGCCAGCCCGTCAGACGGCTCTTCCCGATCCCGTGTCCGCTCTTCACCGCCACAAACCGGTAATGCTCAAACGCCTTCAATATCTCCGCCTGCTGGTGCGTCGGTGTCTCCCCCAGAAACTCTATCACATATGCCAATGGACTCCGTTCCCAGCGCTTCAGCCACATGCAGAACTCCGCCCTCACTTCTTCCACATCCGCAGGACAAATCATTTCACCACCCCGCCTGTTTTGTATTCCGTCACCATCGAACGCCGGTAATAACGTTCCACCACCTTCCGCGCTTCCCGCGCTATCATTTCATACGCTTTCGGCGTTATCCCGCCGCCGTCCCCGAACCCCGGCCATGCTCCCCGTGCGATCCAGTCCGCAACCATATCCGCCGCGCTCCGGAACACTTCCTGCGCAAACTCATCATTCTCCTGCGGTCCCGCCGCTTTCACTTTCATCCGCAATGCACGCAATTCTTTCCCCACTTCCTTCAGCCGCCCCTTCAGCAGACTCACGTCGTTCGTGATGTCGTGCATCGACGGCATTTTCCGCAGACAGCTTTGCAGACTCAATACGTCCGCTTCCAGATCACTCGCCTCTGTCGTCTCCTTCGGCACCCGTCCCGCCACCAGTTTCGCAAACTCCTGGTCGCTCAGCGTCTTCAGAAACTCTTTGCGCTGCACCGCCTCCGACAGAATCGCTTCCGTCAGCACGTCATTTATCGTTTTCGCACCCCGCAGAATGTCCCGCTTCTCTTCCTTCGTCAGCGGCTTCGCTCGGTCATGCACTCCCAGCGCTTCCGTCAGCACTTCCACTATCCACCGGTTCCGGTTGTCCGTTATCGCGTCTATCCGCTGTACCAAATCATCCGATACCCGGATCGTCAAAGGTCTTGATGCCATATTCCATTCCTTCCATGTTATGTGAACGTCAAGGGGCTGAACCCGCTTTTACGTTCTCCGTTGCCTTCTCTTTCTGTTACCCACTGCTACTGCTGTTCCCCCGCAATCCAACCCGCTGTTTTCTAAGCCGCTCCTGCTGTTTCCCGCCCGTGAACCGCTCTCATTCAACAGCGTCGCCTTTTAGAGTCAGCCGCTTCTCCCCGCGTCCCCTTTTGCCATGGCGGCTGTACACATTTCCAATTTTCAATTTTCGGGGCGTCAGAGCCTAAATACGTGCCGCACCCTGGGCTGAGGTCGCACCCCCCCCGGTATCGCGTCCCAGACCCCGTTTCCCGCCGCGAAATCGCCCCTTCGCACCTGCCCGCGCATCTGCCGGTCATGTCTGCCGCCGTGAAGACTGCCGTCATCTTTCCCGTATTTATGCCACATTCCCCATAGTTCATGTAGAATTTCAGGGTTAATTGCCGTGTTTTGTGTCATATATTGTGCCATCCGTCACTTTTTCCGTCACTTTTTTCCCTTGATTCCAACCCCGGTCCAGACCTGCCGAACCCCGCCCGGAATCATCCCGCTTCCCGTTCCCGGCTTCTCCAGTTCTCTTGCCGGCTTCTCCGCCGCTTCCGCATCCAGTTTACCTGCCCGCTTCTGCATTTGTTTTCCGCCGTCTGCCTGCTCCTCATCGCATTCTGCTCCTGCACCGCGTCGGCTCCCGACCGTGCATCCTGCTCCTCATATCCGCGTCCTGCCGGTTTAGCCGGCTCCGGCTCCGTCCGTTTTGTCAGGTATCACGCAGGTATTATATATTATTAAAAGCCCCCAGCCTTGCCTATGGATTGTCCAGCACCTTGATGCTGTCAGAGTAAGGCAGTAGCCTTACGCGCTGTCGTGGAGATACGAGTATACATCGTGACAGTATTTTGGTTTTGGAAATCTGGCGCAGGGAGCGCTGCACAGATCTGGCATGGACGCCAAGACCGGCAGCAAGGACTGGTATGTCATAGGACTGGATCACTGGATGGTGATGCAGACAAAAGACAAAGAGGCGCTGCGCGGTTGGCGTCAAAGTGATAAGCTCAGTCAGAGCAGGTAAAAGTATCTGTACATCCAGCACGTGGCAAGTCTCCTTTTGCAGGTACTGTACCATACGCGCGCGGCATTGTAAAGTGCCAATATCCTTGCTTGTACCGGAAATGGTTCTATTTTACTTTTTTTCTGATTACCAGCACGTTGCAAGAAAAATATTACAGTATATTTTTAGTCTTACTGCATACAATTACAGTGCTTACGATAAGGAGAGGTAAAGTCCTTACTATATGAGAGAGGGGGGACCCCTGCACCCCTCTCTCTATATATGTACTTTACCCTTATCTTATGCAAAAAAAAAAGTTATATATTTATATATAGGCAGTTTTTTTTTCTGGATTTTTGGGCTGTTGTGAAGGTGCTGGGAAGCTGGTCTTGCAAAAAAGCGACTTTTTTCTATTTGTCTGCTTGAAAACCTATTTTAATAGGTTATATTGAAGCAATAAAAAAGAAAAGGAGCTTGAAAGATGCCTGTATTGTCAGTATTTTACGGAATCACAATTTACCTGAACACCCGTGGTGAGCATAATCCGCCGCATATCCATGCAAAATATGGTGAATATGAAGCGGCGTTTGAAATTGCTTCCGGCGACTTGATCGGCGAATTTCCCCGCCGGCAAACGCGGCTGATTCAGGCGTGGATTGAAATCCACCGGGAAGATTTGATGATAAATTGGGAAATCGCCCGGTCTGCCGGGGAATGCAGCAGAATTGCACCGCTTATTTGAAAGGAATGTATCATGAAATACTTTTCACATGTGAAAGAAGTTACCGTTGAACCGGATTACATCCTGAATATTCTGTTCAAAGATGGCGTACGGAAACGTTACGATATGAAACCTCAGCTTTACGGCTCTTTTGAAGTGCTGAAAAACCCGGAGCTGTTCCAGAAAGCTTTTGTAATTTGCGGCTCTGTCGCATGGGATGGCAAGCGAGATATTGCTCCGGAAGAACTTTATTGGAACGGGGAGACTGTCCATGCCTGAAATCATACTGAAACCCGGCGAAGTCTGCCCTTACTGCGGACAAAAGAAACGGAAATCGAGTAAAGGATGGAAGAATTCGGCAAGTGCGGAAAATGGCAGGAAAGGCGGACGCCCGAAAACAATTACGACTGGTAAAAATTACGCTTCCCAGTGACCCGAATATCCCTGCACCAAATCTGCAGGGATCGTTTCACGCATGACCCGCAGGATTTTTGCCGCAACATCCCGCGGGTCATATTTGTATTGTACCGGCACCCGGATCAGCGGAATACGCGCGTATTGAAAAAAACCGTCTTTCTGTCGGTCTGCATCCTGCCGGTTTTTGTGGCTGGAATCATCCAGCTCAATACAGAAATCGACCATGCCGCTGCACGGATTGAAGACCACAAAATCAACGTGCCGGCAGCTGATTTGCCGGCGGTACCCGAATTTGTTTTTGCAAGGCGGTACAAACATAATATCCTCAAGCCTGACCTTGACCGATATGGCTTTCCCCGGCGGCAGCATCTGGCGCAGGACTTGATAAAAGCAAGTCTCCGCAGGCGACAATATCTTTTTGCGATACAGGGGAAAATGCTGTAATCCGCTGCCATTGCTTTTGTTGTATTCCTCTGGATATTTCTTTTTTCGCTTTTTGTCGCGGGTCAAAAAGGAAATGCACCCGGCAATGGCAAATACAATCAGTATGGGAATAAAAGCATCCATTTTTTTACAGCTTTCGCAGTTTCAGGTACATGGCTTCGGCGGCTTGTTTATCGCCTTTCGCGGCAATCAGCGCTTTCGCCCAGGTGTCCTTGTCCAAGTTGCAGCTCTGGAGTTCCGCCAGCGCCATGACCCGTGATTCCGTTTTCAGCTCCTTATAGATTTTATGCTTCTGTATCGTTTTTCGAATGCTCAACCACAGCAGCAGAATCAGCACCGGGAGACTGATGAACCAGAATTCGCCGATGTATCGTCCGACTGCCGAATCCCATTCCATATGATCCGGTCTTTCCCAGTTCCGGTGTTCGTGCAAATCCAGCTGAAATATCGTATAAAAAGAATGTCCGGCGCCTTTCGCCATTTCTCCAAAGAAACCTTCATCCTGCGGCGGAAGCAAGCCGATTTCTCGACGACGTTCACGATCATATCTGATATAGGATTCACTCATCTCTTCAGCGTCCTTTCGTAAAATTCCTTCATCCTCAATTGCGTCTGCTGAAAATTCAGCAGACGCAAATTTATCACTGCGCAATTTTGCGCAGACATCTAACCTCTTAATAATCAATCATTTCCGTTTTGGTTTTTCGGGCGGCATAATTTTATGCCGCCCGGAGTTTTCTGCGTCTGCTGAAAATTCAGCAGACGCAAATTTCTCTCATCATATAATGCCCTTTCGTTTAAAATGTTTAGTTTTTATGGTTATAATTCTTTGTACTTATCCATCCAGCCGTGATGCAGTCCTGCTCCCGCCATGGCGCTATCAAGTTCATCCTCATTTCGTATGGATGATAACACCTTACAGATATATCGCAATCCAATGCCATGATCAAAAACCATATCTTTTCCTTCATTGCTGATGCTGTACAGCGCAATCTTATTGTTTTTACGGGCATAAATTTTAAAAACAATATCACCATTATCCAGCACAGCTACGACTCGTTTCCCATTGGCTATTTCTGAAATTGGGATTTGACGTACCAGTAAAAGTGTTCCTTCCGGATACCAAGGCGTCATGGATTCGCCGGACACTCTGATTGCAAAATCGGTTTCTTTCGCGCCGGGGAAAAATACTTTTTCTTCTGCGCGATCTGATACGCAATCCATCATTGGCATTAATCCAGGATTACACATCGCGGCGGCAGCCATGCTGACCAATGGAACATAACATCCGCTTTGCTTCAGCTGCATCACCGATTCATTTTGATTGTTGGTTATATCATTAAGCTCTGATGCTGTAAGATTTAAGGCGGAAGCTAAAGCATCAAGGTGTTTTATGGGGATTTTTCGCGATCCATTTTCCCAAGCAGAAATATTCGTTTTCTGAACTCCCAATTTTTTTCCCAGCTCTTCTTGCGATATATTTTTCCGTTTGCGGTAAAATGACAGCTCATGCATTTTTTTATCTCCGTTTATTTTATTGTAATATAATATTTTTGGTAACATTTTCAAGTAAGAAAACGCGACTTTTGGCGGTTTTGTTGTATTCTTTTGCTTGCTTTTTAGTTATCAAAAGTTATATTATCATCGTTACCAAAAGATAGCAAGGAGAAGAAATGAAAGACAAGTCAAAAAAGAGCAAAAGCATCCAGCTGCGGATGACAACCCGTATGTATGATTTCTTGGTCAAAGAAGCCGAGAAAAGAGATTGTAGCATCCCGGAAGTAATTCGGTATGCCGCAAAAAAATTTTATAAAATTGGTTATCAAAAGTTACCAAACTAACCCCAAAAAACAAGGAGAACCCCACATGAACACGAACGAACTCGTAACCATCAACAACAATCAGGCTGTCACCACCTCACGCAAAATCGCAGAGGTGTTTGGCAAGCAGCACAAAAACGTACTCGACACTATCAGGGATCTTAAAATCCCCGAAGATTGGCGTCTGCTGAATTTTCAGCAGACGCAATTTGAACGTAAAACGCCGACTGGCGGAGTGACCAAATTCCCCATGTATCTCATCACCCGCGACGGCTTCACGCTGCTGGCAATGGGCTTCACCGGCGCCAAGGCGATGGAATTCAAACTGGCGTATATCGCCGCATACAATGAGATGGAGAAAAAGCTCCACACCGCCGATTCCGTTTTGCAGTCTCTGGCGGACGCCGTCCGGGAACGCACCGCTGCGGAGATTCAGAAAGACGTCGATACCATCCGCATCCGGATTGGACGCTATTTGCAGTCGCGCGGCTATCAGGTCGCAGACCCCTTCGCGCTCTGCTGCGATCTGGCGCAGGGCAAGACTGATGCTCTGTATGACCAGCAGCTGCAGTTCCAGCTGTCGCGGATTACCGACAACAGAATTCTGGAAAGCGGAGAAGAATGACCATGGAGACAGTGCATGAAATCGCCGCACTCTGCTGGCCGCTCTGGCTGGCAGCCGCGGTTTTCGCAGGCGGCAGCATCGTTGCCGGGAGGGTCAAATGAACTTGATCCCGACTTTTTTGATGCTGGCGAACGAAATTCCCGGCTACTCCGCCGCAAAGTTTTTGCAGGAAGTCCGGAGCTGGGTGAAAGATGACATCTTTTACAGCCAGCAGGAGATTGCCGACAAATACAACGTGTCGATTCAGACCGTCAAGAAGTGGTGCGCGGACGGCGATCTGAAACCCAGTTTCAAACGCCCGAACGGCACGATCCGGTACCGCGAAACCGACCTGCTGGAACTCGAAAACAACCGGGGAGTTACCCCCGTCAACGTGCTGCCGCGTGAAGCGCAGCGTAAAGCAAAGGAAGAGAAATGAAAATCGTATCGCTCGAACTCGAAAATGTCAAGCGGGTCAGCCTTGTCAGACTTGAACCTGCTGCCGCCGGCTTGACCGTCATCGGCGGCGACAATGCGCAGGGCAAGACGTCCGTCCTGGATGGCATCATGTATGCGCTCGGCGGTGAAAAGTACCGCCCCGAAGATTTCGCCCGTGAGGGTTCCATGGCTGACCCGCATATCCGTCTGGAACTTTCAGACGGCCTTGTCGTGGAGCGCAAAGGCAAAAATGCGTCCCTCAAAGTAACCGATTCCGCCGGCAGGAAATCCGGTCAGAAGCTCCTTGACACTTTCGTCGAGGAATTTTCCCTGAATCTGCCGAAATTCTTGGCGCTGAAGGAAGAAGACAAGGCGTTGACTTTGCTGCGGACTCTGGGCATCGAAGACCGTCTGGCGGATATTGACCGCCGGGAGCAGGTCGCCTATGACAACCGTCGCGCCCAGAATCAGCTGCTGGACCAGAAGCAGAAGTATGCCGCTGAAATGCCGGAATATCACGACGTGCCGGCAACCCCGCTTTCCGCCGCCGATCTGATTGCGGAATCCCGCCAGATCATCGCCCGGAATGAGGAACGCGCCCGCAAACGCGCGGAAATCGGCAAGATGTCTCTCGCGGCTGAATCGCTGTCCGCCGAACTGGAGATGGCGAAAAACCGCGTCCGGGAGCTGGAACAGGCGTATGCAGTGCTGAAAAACGACCTGGATGTCGCGCAGCAGTCCCCGATCACAGAGGACGAATCCACTGCCGAGCTGGAAGAAAAAATTTCCGGCATGGAAGAAATCAATGCCAAAATCCGCGCCAATCTGAATAAGGAAAAGGCGCAGGAAGAAGCCGACGCTGCCAAGCTCAAAGCCGATCAGCTGTCTGCCGAGCTGGACAGCATCCGCGCCGAACGGCAGGACCTGCTGGCGAATGCCGCTCTGCCGCTCCCGGAGTTGACTGTCGCCGTGAACGAACGCGGCAAGAATGTCCTGCTCTACAAAAACCGGCATTGGGACTGCATGTCCGGCATGGAGCAGATCCGGGTCGCAGCCGCCATTGTCCGCCGGCTCAAGCCTGCTTGCCAGTTCATCCTGCTGGACGGTCTGGAGTCTTTCGACCTCAAGTCCCTGCAGGAGCTGGACCAGTGGCTGACCGAGCAGAATCTTCAGGCGATTGCCACCCGCGTTTCCAAGGGTGCGGAATGCACCATCATCATCGAGGACGGCATGGTCGCCGCCCCGGAAAAAGAACCCGTCATTGAAAGAGAGGAATGGTAAAAATGGAAATCTCGTCTGGAAAAATCGCAATGCCCCTGAAGGCAATCCTGTATGGACCTGAAGGTATTGGGAAATCCACCTTCGCTGCAAAATGGCCGAAACCGTTGTTTATCGACGTCGAGCATGGCAGCTATCAGCTGGACGTCGACCGCGTGACCCCGAAAAGTTACGCAGAGCTTATGGCAATTGTTGCTGAATTGACTCGCGACGTGAAAGGGTATCAGACCATTGTTTTCGACACCGCCGACTGGATGGAGAAGATGCTCTGCGAACAAATCTGCATGGCGGAAAAACGTCTGTCCATTGAATCGTGGGAATGGGGAAAAGGCTGGTTAAAAGTGGCGGAGCTTTGGAAGCGCACCCTCGACCAGATCGACGCACTGCGCAAAGCGCAGAGTGTCAACATTTTGTTCACCGCGCACTCCTGCATTCGGCATATCGACCCCCCGGACGCATCCGGCTATGACCGTTACGAGCTGAAGCTGTACAAGAACAGTAATGGCATCCTGAAGGAATGGGCGGACATGATTCTGTTCGCCAACTATGAAATTTTCAAGGTCGAAAGCAAGTCCGGCAAGGACAAGGCGACCGGCGGACAGCGTGTCCTGTTTGCCGAACATGACCCCGCGTTCGACGCAAAAAACCGTTTCGGTTTGCCATCGCGGATGAAGTTCGATTATGCTGAAATCGCAAAAATCGTTTTCCGTCGCGGCACAGGGATGCAGGAAACGCCGCCCGCTCCGGTCAAGCCGGCTGCCGAACCGGAACCGCCGAAAGAAACCCCGCCGGAACCGCTGGAACAGCATCGGTATACCCGTGAGGACTGTTCCCCGGACCTGCCGCCGCTGGTGAAAGCTGAATCGCCGGACAAGGCGAAGCTGATTGAGCAGCTCCAGAGTCTTTGCGCCAGTTCCGCCGTGACCCTGCACGAGCTGAAGCTGGAAGTCGCCCGCAAGGGCATGTATCCCGTTGAAACCAAGCCGTCCCAGTACGCCGCCGACAAGCTGGCGAAAATTATCGCGAACTGGGAAGTTATCAAGAAAAACATCATTAACGCAAGAGGTTGACAATGAACCGCGATTACGAAGAAATTCCCATGGACCAGCCGTTCGATTATGAAGGCGATTTCAAGCTGATTCCGGACGGGGAGTACGATTTTCGGGTGATTGCACTGGAACGCAAGGAAGTTGAAGCCAGTGAAAAATCGCCGCAGCACCGGAAAGTTGAATTTTCCATGGAAATTTTTGACCATGGCGATCGGGTCGGGAAAGTTACCGACAATATCCCGATGCTGGGCAAATTCAAATGGAAGTACGTTGCGTTCGGACGTTCCATCGGTCAAGTCGCGCCCGATCAGACCAAAGGCATCCTGATTGACTTCCGCAAAGTCATCGGTGCGGAAGGACGCTGCAAAGTATCCGTCCGTAAGTTCAAAAAACGCGATGGCACGGACGGCGAGTCCAATCAGGTCGAATACCTGCTGCCCGCCGCCGAAGACGCCAGTTTCCCGGATACCGCTGACAGCGGAAACGGAGGCTGGTGATGGCTCTGCGTCCTTACCAGCAGGAAGCAAGGGACGCCATCCTGAACCAGTGGCGGTCCGGCGTCCGCGCCACGCTGCTGGTTCTCCCGACCGGCACCGGCAAGACCATCGTCTTTTCGCAGGTCATCGCCGATGTCGTTCGCGAAGGCGGCAACGTCCTCGTTCTGGCGCATCGCGAAGAACTGTTGAATCAGGCAGCGGACAAACTTTTCCGTTCTACCGGCTTGCGGTCGGATCTGGAAAAGGCGGAGTCCACCAGCGTCAACGGCTGGTACTCCGTCGTCGTCGGCAGTGTCCAGACCCTTCAGAACGAAAACCGTCTGAAGCGGTTCGCTCCGGACTTTTTCTCAGCCATTGTCGTGGATGAGGCGCATCATGCTGTCAGTGCATCGTACCGTCGCGTCCTCGATTATTTCACCAGCGCAAAAATTCTGGGCGTTACTGCAACCGCAGACCGCGGCGACAAACGCAATCTGGGCGAAGTCTTTGAGACGCTGGCGTATGAGTACAGTTTGCCGCGCGCCATCCATGACGGGTATCTGTCGCCGATCAAGGCGCAGACCATTCCCCTGAACATCGATCTGGCTGGCGTGAAAATCCAGTCAGGCGATTTTCAGGCGGCGGCGCTCGGTTCTGCGCTCGAACCGTACCTCGACCGCATCGCCGCCGAAATGGCGAAAATTTGTCAGAACCGGAAGACGGTTGTTTTCCTGCCCCTGATTGCCACCAGTCAGCACATGGCTGCGCTTCTCCGCCGGCACGGGTTGACGGCCGCTGAAGTCAATGGCATGTCCGATGACCGCAAGGAAATTCTGGACGATTTCCATAATGGAAAATACCAGGTGCTTTGCAACTCCATGCTCCTGGTCGAGGGCTGGGACGAACCCGCGGTTGACTGCATCGTCTGTCTCCGTCCGACCAAAGTCCGGGCGCTGTATGCGCAGATCGTCGGACGCGGCACCAGATTGTCTCCCGGCAAGACGGAACTGCTCCTGCTGGACTTCCTCTGGCAGACCGAGCAGCACAATTTGTGCCGTCCGGCGCATCTTGTCTGCCAGAATGAAGAATATGCCGCACGGGTTGCTGAAATCCTGGTGGAACAGTCGCAGGATGGCTCGGTTGACCTGCTCGAAGCTGAAGCCGGCGCAGAATCCACTGCCAAAGCGGAGCGTGAAGAAGCGCTGCGCAAGGCTTTGGAAGAGCAGAAGGCGAAAAAACGCCGGCTGGTTGACCCGCTTCAATACGAAATGGCGGTTTCCACGGATGGCAAGATTAAGGAGTATCAGCCCGACCCGCACAACCTTCATGCGCTGGTCCCCCCTTCCGAAAAACAGCTTGCTGCGCTCGAACTGGCTGGCATTAATCCGGAATATGTTACCTGCTCCGGACATGCGTCCATGCTTCTGGACACGCTGGCAAAGCGCCGCAATGCCGGCTTGACCAGTCCCAAGCAGATCCGGCTTCTGGAAAACTATGGGTTCCGGAACGTCGGCAGCTGGACCCGTGATGAAGGCATTGCCATGACCAACCGCATCAAGGCGTCCGGGTGGAAAATCCCGCACGGCGTCAACCCCGCAACTTTTAATGTAAAGGAATCATGAAATGATTGAATTTTTTGATGCTTGCATCATCCCGACCGCCACTGCCCAGCAGCGCCGGCAGACCCGCACCGGCGGTTATCTGCCCCCCGCCGCCCGCAATGCCAAGGCTTTCTGGCAGGCGTTCTTTGAAAAACATGCTCCGTCCGAACCCATGTCCGGACCGCTTTCCCTCATCATCACGTTCACCTTCCGCTGCCGGAAAGGCGGCAAGCCGGATGGTTATAAAACCACCCGTCCTGACCTCGATAATTTGCTGAAACTCGTGCAGGATGCCATGACCAAATGCGGCTACTGGCAGGACGATTCGCAGATCGTGATTCTTTCCGCATCTAAAAATTTCGGCGGAAAGCCGGGCGTTTACGTCAACATCCAGAGGGTGCTGGAATGACCAATCTGGAAATTATTCAGCATTGTTTGCCTCAGATTCCGCCCGCGGAACTCAATTACCTCGAATGGCTGAAAATTGGTGCGGCGATCAAACATGAAGGCGGTTCCTGCTCCATCTGGGACGAATGGTCCCGCAAGGATGCCCGGTACCGCCAGAATGAACCCGCGCGGAAATGGGACAATCTGGACAAAGGAATGGATGCCGTCACCGTTGCCACCGTCATCGATTTGTGTAAGCAGCATGGCGGTACGCCCCCGCGGCAGAATAGTTTCAATTCCAGTCCGGATGACAATTCGGAAATTTCGTTCGACACGCCGTTCGACCTCGACAAGCCCGTCGTCCGCCGGGAATGGCTGGAAATTGAGCATTGCCCGCTGAATGTCTCCCGCAAGCCGGAAGACCAGCTGGCGGATTATATCAAGGCTCTGTTCACGTCCGATGAATGCGTCGGATATGTAACCGATTCTTTCCAGACTGATCCAGACCAGGCTGGCAACCGGCAATGGCGTCCGAAATCAAAAGGCATTTACTCCAAAACCGCCCAGTCTTTGCAGGATGCCCTTGCCGCCTGTTCCGGCGATTTGGGGCAGGTCATCGGCGACTGGAACGACGAATGCGGCGCGTGGATTCGCTTCAATCCGCTCGATGGTAAAGGCGCGTCTGATTCCAATGTAACGGACTATCGGTTCGCGCTGGTCGAATCCGATGAAATGTCCATCGACGAGCAGTATTCCATCATCCGGAAAATGGAATTGCCTTGTGCTGCGCTGGTCTGGTCCGGCGGCAAATCGCTTCATGCCATCGTCCGCATTGATGCCGGCACGGATTACCGCGAATACCAGAAACGCGTGGACTGGTTGTATGAGATCTGCAAGAAGAACGGTTTGCCGGTTGACCGCAAAAACCGCAACCCCTCCCGCCTTTCCCGGATGCCCGGCATCTCGCGTCATGGGAAAATACAGTCGCTGGTCGCCGTCGATATTGGCAAATCGTCATGGGCGGAATGGGCTGACTGGATCGCCGCGCAGAATGACGAGCTGCCTGACATCACTCCCGCGTCGGATTTGTGGCAGAACGTCCCGCCGCTTTCAGATGAACTCATCGGCGGCGTTCTCCGGGTTGGTCATAAGCTTCTGTTGTCAGGTCCGTCCAAAGCTGGCAAGTCTTTCCTGCTCATGGAACTCGCGGTCGCCATCGCATCCGGGACGCCGTGGGTCGGTCTTCCATGCCGGCAGGGACGGGTTCTCTACGTCAATTTGGAAATCGACCATGTCTCTTTTCTGCATCGTCTCAAGGAAATTTATCAGGCGAAAAACCTGACCGATGAAGGCATCGAAAATATCGATGTCTGGGACTTGCGCGGCAATTCCTGCCCTATGGATGTGCTGGCTCCCCGGCTGATTCGCCGTTCCCTCAAAAGACGTTATGCCGCAGTGATTATCGACCCTATTTACAAGGTCATTACCGGCGATGAAAATTCAGCGGAACAGATGGCAAAATTCTTCAACCAATTTGACAAGATTTGCCGCGAATTGAAATGCTCCACCATCATGGTGCATCACCATTCCAAGGGAACGCAGGGCCAGAAGATGGCGCAGGACCGAGGGTCCGGGTCCGGCGTGTTCGCCCGCGACCCCGACGCCATTCTTGACCTTGTCCCGCTGGTCATGAACGAGACGCGGCGCACGGCCGTTGCCGATTGCTTCATCACCACTGCGCTGGAAAAGGCGCTGCACCAGTCGCATATCGATTTTTCCGCAGATTTGTCCGAAGACGATCTGATTACTCCGAACCGCATCATCCCGTATGCCTGTAAAAAACTGGGCTCGGATAAAGCGGACAAGCTGGTTCAGGGGATGCGCGAAATGGCGGAACACACTTCCGGCTGGCGGATGGAAGGCATTCTGCGCGAATTCCCGGAGTTCGGCAGAAAACACATTTTCTTTTCTTATCCCTTGCATATCCCGGACAAATGGGGCGTCCTTTCCGATGCCCTTGCACCCGGAGAAATGCCGCCGAAAGCACCGAAAAAGACCAAGGAAGCCAAAGAATCCGACCGCCTTGAGGAAATCGCTATGGCTTTCAACGCTCTGGAAGAAACCGGACAGGTGAAAACGCAGGATATGGCTGAATATATGTCCGTGTCTGCCACTTCTGTGCGCGGTTGGTTTCGCCGGTATGCTTCCCGCCTGTCGCTGAAAATGGAAAAGAACATCATCACAAGGAAAAAATAAAAATGAGAATGCTGCTTGCTTTTTTGCTGGCTCCGGTCTTGGTGTTGATTGCACTCCTCTGCGTGCTGGTCATCATCGTCCCGACCGAGCTGAAACGATTCCTGATGCACAGAATCCGCCGCATAAAACACCAAATCCAAACCCGAAAGTAAAGGAGAATCACCAGATGAACGATTTTGAACTTGAACTCAACTACGAATTTACCGATGACGCCGAAAACTGGCAGCAGTCGGACTATCAGGAGAAATGAAATGCCAAAGAAAAAGACGCCGGGCCCGGTCTGGCACAGCTTTTGCATAATGTGCCCGAACAAATGCCATATCGAAACCATGACAGCACCGGAAAAGCTGTCTTGCCCAGCGGGCAAGGTTGAGGCTGAATGGTACGTCGCGAAGGTCGGCAAGGAGAAGGAGTAACCATGGACGACGCAGACAAGACAACCGCGCGGGAAGAATCCATGCGCAACGGTCTGAACCGCGAAATCGAACCGGATCGCGAAGCAAAAACCGCCGTATCTGTTCCCGGAATCATCCGCACGGAATCCGGATGGCGGGAAATACGGATCACAGAAACGTTTTAGAATTGCGATTGACAGTCAAGGTGAATCATGAATAGGATTGACTAAAAATCGCAGCCTAAAACGACAAAGAATCAAAAAAACGGAGAGTATGAAATGACGACGACGAAACCGCGGCGGCAGGTGTTGCTGGAAAGCAAAATTAGACAGCAGCAGAAGACAATCGGAGATCTGAAAAAGACCTTAAGCAAAATCCTTACGGTGGCGGAGAAAGCCCGCCACGAAGAATACGGATCGCGGATGCTGAACGGCATCGAAAACATCCGCTGGATTGCCAAAGATGCAATAGAGGTGGCGGAATGAAAACACGACACAATTCGCGGTACTCCTGCAAGGTGAAGACGCTGAAAGATCAGATCGCATTTATGAAAGAACGCCTTGAACGCATTTCAAAGATTGCAAACAAACGCGCATTCGGCGCGTGCAGTGATAGTGATTTCTATTACATCCTGGTATACGCAGAAAACGCTGTAAGCTCTGACCCGTTGACCAGAAAAGAGGAAAGGAGAATCAAATGTGCAAAAAGCTGACACAGGAAGTTTTTACATATCGCCCGGTCTGGGCTGAATGGGCTGCTGTGGACAAGTACAATTGCGTATATTGGTTTTCACGCAAGCCCCATCATGGTAAATCTTGCTGGGAATGCCCTTCTGGGAGAAGACTGCTTATTGCTGGACTTTTTGACGCTTCCGATTGGGAAAATTCACTTATCAAGAGACAAAAGGAGATGAAATGAAAAAGAAATTGACGCAAGAGGTATTAGGCGGGAGTGCGTATTGGTACGAAGAAAAACCGATTTTGGATTATACTGGTATGTTCTGGGCGAAGCGTAGAACGAAAAGCATGCGTTTCAGTGGCTGGCGCAAAGACCATTTACGCTGGATGCAGGACGCAAAGCCGTGGAACATTTCAAAATCAGGTTTGGAAGAACACCAGAAGACTCGGTAATTTCCGCCGCTTTCGATGAGTTAGGTGCTGTGGTCGGATGTGTTGATCTTGTTGCCGGATACGGCAGAAGTAAATCCATTTGGGCTCAGCAGGATGTGAAATACCATTGGACTCTTGCTCATGCATATCATATCAAACCGATTCCGGCACGCGGCAAATTAAATATTTGGACAATGCCAATGCCGCCGTTGATTGAAAGATTATACTTCCCAGAGGGATCAGGAAAAACAAGGGAAAGTGACGGCATGACAAATTTGTAAATTGAAAAGTTTACCGAAGACTGCTTATTAAAGATTTTGACCATTTTCTTTAATGAGCAGTCTTTTCATTAAAAAAATCCTGCCATTTTCTTTAATGAACCCATCAAAATAACCATAAAAACCTGTGGCATAATCTGTGACATAACCACCCGTAACCGCTCCTATCTGTGGCAATATTTGTGTCAATCGAATACCAGTCTATTTAGATATAAAATCAATATAATCAACCAATTACAATAACCAAACAAGTCTAATATCAAATTATAATTCCCCTATTTACTACAACGCCCGTGGGGGTGTTTCTGTATAAATATTTTAAAATGTGGCTTGAATTGTGTCATAAACCATGTATATTATTTATCAAATTCAAAAACAGTATAACAGGAGAAATAGGATGAGTATTTATCTTCGAGGCGACACCTTTCATTACGATTTCGTCGTTGACGGAAAGCGGCATCGCGGGACAACCGGTATTAAGAATCTGGACAAGAATTCCAGAAAAACTGCCGAAGAACGAGAGATTACTCTCCGCTCGGCACTACAAAACAAGTATTCTCTGAAAATTATTTGGGAACAGGCCAAAAATCAAATGACTGTGGGAGCTCAACTGCCGGTTGATTTGGAAGCGGTCTGGAAGGTGTTTTCAGCACGTGCGATGAAAAACGCACAAGATAAGCGCAAAAAAACATATTATGCGCATGTCAAAAATTTTATAGAATGGTTGAAAACGAATCATCAGGAAATCGACGATTTGGCGGCTGTATCGGATTCTGTCGCAGTAGAATACTTTAATTCCATTGTCGCACAACCCGGCGCAAATTCAAGCAAAAATGAAAAGATTTCAACCTTAAAGCGGTTGTTTTCTTCATTCGGGAAGGCGTATGGAATTCTTGATAACCCGTTTGATGGCATCGAATATTTACGTGTCAGCAAAGTCGAGCGGGAAATCTTTACACAAGATGAGCTGCGGCGTATTGGAGACAATGCTACTGGATGGATAAAATCTTTGTGCCTTACAGCTCTTTGCACGGGTTTACGTGAAGGCGATATTTGTATGTTGAAAAAGAATTCGGTTAAATTAAATACACACTGGATCTCCATTCCAGCCGTAAGAAAAACGAATCGTCCCATTGACATTCCTCTTATGCCGGCATTAGAAAAGCATATTATAGAATGCTTCCGTGAATTTCCTGAATCGGAATTCGTTTATCCGGAGTTAGCTGATATGTATCAGCATCATCATGAAATTATCGGTAAGAAAATCAAGGAGTTTTTTGACTCTATCGGAATTACCGATACTCAAGCAGAAGTCAAAGGGTATGCCCGAAAAATGTCCCGGAAAGACGTCCATTCTTTCCGCCATACTTTTGTATACCTTGCAGCGCTGAATGGAATTCCATTCCCGTTAGTGCAAAGCATTGTCGGGCACTCCAGCCCGGCGATGACCAAAATTTACATGGATCACGCCGACCGGCAAGACAAGGAAAATTACTTCAAACGATTGCCGCAATATGCCGCAAAAAAATCGCTCCCCGGCAAAAAGCCGATAAAGGAGCGATTGGAAAAATTATTGAACTCGGTTACATCCGACAATCTGGATCGGGTGCGTCCGCGGCTTCTTCGGCTTCTGCGCTCTTGACCGCCCGGCGAAGCTCTTCAATCTTTGCCAGAATCTCTGATTTGATTCTGGCAACATCCGCTTTCGCTTTGGCTTTGCCTGCCTTGGTCAGATTTTTCGACAAGTCGATTTTCTGATACACGACAGCTTCGGCATAATCCGTAACTTTCTGGACTGCAAGTTTATGCCGTTCTTCCGGTGTTTCACCCAGCAGACAGCACCCCGTTGCGCCCATTGTCAGAATCACTGCAAACAGAAAAAGAAAAAGTTTCATTGTGTTCTCCTTAAAGTCCCAGCACGTTTAAGCTGAATTTGAAAGTTTTGTTGTCGGAGAAGTCCGGTGTGCCGGATTTTCCCTCGATTGCTTTGATTGGTCCATGTCCCTGCACACTGTCCTCTGTCGCAACGCAATACGCGCGATTGGTTTCCGTCGGTTCATAGTACTCAATCCGGGTTACACTCTGGCATCCAGCCAGACCTGCCGCGCCCAGAATCAGCGGCAGCAGCAGCCATTTCTGCAAAGATTTCTTCATCGTTTTTTCCTCCTGAAAAAGCATTGGGTTATTTTGGCGATTATGTTTTGTTTCAGCGGCAGACGTTTTTCTGCCGCCTTTTCGATTTCGGTTAAAGTCTCCGACCGTTTTCCTGTTTTGGCAAAGTACCAGCCGCCGGCAAATGCGGCCGCCAGATACGCCAGCATCCACAGCCAGTTCTGGTTTTCTTCGTCCAGAAAGATTGCTTCAGCACCGGATGCTTTCGCCGGTTCGGAAATCTGCTCCTGTTTTATTGGCTCCTGCGGAATATCCGTCGTCATTGTCGGTTGGACGGCGGAACAGGAACAGCAGAAACAGAGCAGAACCAGTAACAAAAAATTCTTCATTCTCTTCTCCCGATTTTCAGTCGTATGGTTTCCAGAAAAATATGGTTCAGAATTGCCAGTATCGGACGGCTGGAATATCCAGCCAGCGCAATGGCGGCAGTTCTGTACCCTTCAGCGATCTGCATTTCGGACGTGATCCAGTGGGTCAGCAAGCCCGCAAAAATGGCAATGATGATTTCCGGAATGGCAATCCGAAAGCTGTATGCTTCTCCGCGGTTCTTTCCCGCGATGGTCCGCGCCGCGCCGCCCAGAGCCGCGACGGTCAGGACCGGCATCAGTTCAATAATGTGTTCGATGGTTTTGTGCATTTTTTTTCTCTCTCCTCTTTTTACAATGCCGCAATTTCGGCTGCCGTCAGCACTCTCCCGAACAGATACAAATCCTTGTACCAGAACGTACCCGTATATGTGTTTCCGCCGCCGTTCGTATGCAGATACATTTGTTCCGGACGGTCGGAGCTGTTCTTGCTGGCAACTGAATATTTCTTTTCGCCGTTGACGTAAACTTCAAAAGTTGTATTGCCGAACACGAAGGTAATTCTGTACTCTGTATCAACAGCCAGAGTCGCAACTTCAACATTTCCACCACCAGCTTTCGTGATACCGCCGTAATCTTCGATATACAGCTTGCCGTCGCTTCCCAGATTTATCTGCATCCAGTTATAGCTCTTATCGAGTCGTCCAATCGGGACTGTGCTGGTCGGCAGACCGCCGGTCGGAACTTTAAACTTGAAACTCCATGTAGAATCGTTATACTGCCCAAACTGGCTTCCCGCCTCATAATTGCCCATATTGTAGCCAGTGGCAGAAAGGGTTTGATCACCGGTCAGCACATACCACCCGTCCGTATTGAAAGCCCCGTCTCCGTAAACAGAAGGTCCGTAAGCATTATTGGTTGAACTGTTGAACAGCGTCTTGACAACCAGCGCATATTCGAAGTGCCAATAGTCCGAAACAATCAGCAATGCCCCGTCCGGATAAATTTTCCCGACTTCCGGCACGATATTTGAATATGTCAACCCGGTGGTTGCTGTCGTTTCAAATACATAATACCCGTTGGCAGATACGAGCTTATATCCGTTCCACGTCGCTGGTGTTCCGGCGGATGCTTCTGAAACCGTCCACGTGAGAGTATAAGACGCAAGATTCTCTTCGTACGTCATGTCAGATACGCTCCACGGGTCTGCCGGTCCATCACTGCCGTTTTGGACAGCTTTCCAAACATTTGTCTCACTGTTCGATGCGGATGTGATAAACCATGTCCGTGCCGAATCGTCAACATTAGGACCTGTAATGTAGGACTTTGCCTGTAACCGAAGTGTCCCGTCTGAACTTATCCACGTTCTTTCCCAGCCAGTTTTTGTGGCATCTTCCATGGAGAACGACAAGTCCACCGTTACTGGTGGTATCCCTATGGTATTGTCGCCCGCGTGAAAACTCAACGTCGCACCCTGTACTGCTCCTGCAACTGCATCCACCAATTCCGCGCATTTGTAAAATGCCGAACCGCCGCTGCCGCCGCTGATATTCCCGATTGCCGTTGCGCAGTCTGCAAGTGTTGCGTCTGCACCCAGAGTACCACCCTTGTTGTTGATTGCTGTTACAATCGCAGTTCTCTGGTTTTTCAGTTTTGTCAAAATATCTGATAGTGCCATCTTCAATTTCCCCCGATTACCGCGTTCGCTTGCGTTTCGAACGTTCCAAATTTTGTGTCGATTTCTGTTTTTGAGTAGACTTCGGATGCCTTCGCTTTCTCATCCAGAGCCAGCGTGATTTGATTAATCTTCGTACCGTACGTAACTTGGTCTAATTTCATATCAAGTTTGTTGTCAACTTCGGTTTTTGTGTAAACTTGCGATGCAAGAACCCTTTCAGACATCTGCTGATTCAGGGTCGCAACCTGCCCATTTAATATGCCAATTGCCGTACCGTATGTTTCCTCATCCACTTTATTGGCGAGTTTTCCGTCAACTTCGGTTTTCGAGTATGTTGTCGAGGCATTCGCTTTTCCGTCCAGAGCCGTCTGCAAACCGGTTACGTTCGCGATTGTGTGCGTATGCGATGTTGGCGCTTTCAGATCCAATGCGGCTTTAATTGCTTTGTTCTGAACCGGATTCTCCGACGCCGCGTCCAATGCAGCGTCAACCGCAACTTCCGCGCCGCTTTTCGGTACACTTAATATTTCGCGTCCTGTAATTGCATCGCAGACAACGCCGTCTTTTGATACGTATCGCGCACGTCCTGTAATCAGATCTTTTAAATCGTCCATGTTCTTCCCCTTTTTCAATCAGGACGAAAACGACATCCGCTGTCGCATTCGTCCGAACCCCCGTTCAGTAACTTACTGCATAAGCGGTCAACTGTCCGGTTCCGGTTATATCCAGCTGCATCCCCGCGCCGTTCAAGCGGAACGGCAGTTTGACTTTCTGTTTGCCTTTCCGCAGGTTTACCGCACCGCGTTCTTCGCCATCGACCAGAAATCGCACCCGGCATCCTTCCGTGCTGTTCAGACGCAGTTCCAGATAATCGTGCGAAATCAGCTTTGTCCCGATCAGACCGCTCCGGTAATGCCATTGCATCCGGATTCCGCGTTTCATCCAGAACAGTTTTCCCCATCGCTGGACATAGATTTTATCCATGTCTCCGTCGTACCACGCATAGTTGAAACTGTATTCCACGCTCAGCCTGCGGAAAGTTCCGCCGTTCCGCAGATCGTAAATCAGCACACCGTCCCCTACGGCGAGAAAGTATTCGTCATTTGTCCCGACGGCAAACAACACCGGCACGTCTTCCAGCCGCATGACCTGTCTGCTGACCACCGTAATGTTCTGTCCGTCCCAGAGACACAGTCCGGTGTTGCTTACCCACAGCGGCGTATTGGCGACGCTGCCCATGGTTCGCCAGTTCGGACAGCCCGGATGACCGGGAATCACTGTCTTGACAATGGTTTCCGGATTTTCCGCACCGGTTACTTTATAGGCGTCGTTGGTGGTGAAAACCAGAACGCCCTGAAATTCCCGCAGAATCCCGGTGATGTCCGCATCGAAAGCAATGAAGTTCAGACGCGGCCAGCTGTGAGGATCGCCGGAATTGGAAAAGTACAGCCGGTCGCCTTGCGCCAGGAAGAACACTCCGCCGGATTCCGTCAGATATTTCCCGTGTTCCGGCGGCGGGTAATTGTTGAGACTTTCCAACGGGTCCAGCATCGCCAGTGTGATGTCGTCGGTTTTGTCTTCCAGTGTCCCGCCGCTGGTTTCCACGTCGCCGACATAGTAGAAATCGGCTCCATGGTCGGCTGTCCGGTACACTTTTGCATAGCGGATGCCGTCCGGGAAAACGGGCACCGTTACCTTGCACCAGCTCTCCGACAAAGTGATTTTGCTGTAATAATTCCCTTCTTCGCCCGGCGCCGATTCCCAGCCGTTTTCGTTGACGAAGCAGATGCAGTATTCGTAATCGCCGGTCAATCCTTTTTCGTCTCCGGATTTTTTCAGAGCTTCCAGCTGCGGCAATTCCTTCGGGTAAGGTACTCCCAGCGGTTCTTCATGTCCGCCGCACCCGCCGGTAAAATTGTCGCTCCAATAGGTCCGTCCGTACCACTTCACCACGCTGCGGTTCTCGTTCCCGTAATGCCGGTAGTAAACCGGGTCATCGCAGGGCAGTTCTTCATCGCCCCGCGCCCCGCAGAGCTTCCCGTTCGTAACGTCCGCATTTTCCAGCAGACAGCTGATGCCGTTTTTCTCGTCCAGCAAATCTGGAGAAAGAACTTCGTTCATTCCCAGAAAGCGGTCAACCACGTAATTGCTCATTGTATTTTCCCCTTGTTTTATCTGATTTCTCTTGCCTTGCTGAACATTTTCTGCCGGATTTCCTTGCGCGCCCGCATCAGAATTTTCTTCATCAGGTCAATGTCTTTTTCGCGCGGATTCTCCACATTCAGATACCCGTTCCGGATCGCCCGTTTGACCTGTTTCCGCGCCAGTTCTCCGGCTTTCCGCGCATATTCCGGATAAGTCTCCGTGTCGAAATAGTAATCCCGTTTGTTGACTTTGAATTTCCAGCTCGGAATGTTCGGCCACCACGTCGCGCCCGGATTCCGCAGATTCCAGTTCGCGATAATCCGATCTTCCTCTTCCAGATCCCATGCCGGTTTCCGTCCGCTTCCCGTCAGCAGACGGAATACCACATCTCCCGCAGTGCTGTCTTCGGCGAATTCTTTCCGGATTTCGCGTCCGAAGTAGTCAAGTTTCGGCGCACGTTTCGTCAGACCGGTCCGGCTGGTCACGGTATGGAAAAAGTCATTGTACCAGTCGGCTCCCAGCGAACGCATTTTGAAATCTCGTACCGTGTCGTCCATGGCGGTAACCGTCTGCCGCACTGCCGCCGGCATCCAGCTGGAGAGGAAATTCGCGCTCCAGTTCGCCACTTCCCGTTCCGGATTGTTCATGAGCTGGTTCACCTGATTCAGCGTGTCCAGATAACTCTTCTCCGCAATCATGGATGTCGTTCCCTTGAGCATCTTTTTCAATGCCGCCGTTGCACTCTTCCCCTTGCCGACTTCTTTCAGCTCCTGGATCGCGTCCGCGATAATCGTCAGCCCCGTCGCCAGCGGTTCGATGCGTTTGTAGCTGTACCAGGTGTCGCCGATCCGGATGGAATAAGCCGGCAGGTGCTGCCCTTTGAACAGCGCTTCGCCGCTTCCCGGCGTGGCGGAACTGCCCGTCAGAATCGGCAGATCGTCATCGTCGTCGCCGCTGAACCCTTTCAGCATCAGGAATGCGCTCCACGCGAGAATCTGTTCTGCCGCGTGCTGAATGTACCGGTTGTCAATCGCCCGTTTCCCCCGCAGGACATCCAGCGTTTCACCCGCAAGGTTCAAGGTTCCAAGCGGACTTTTCCGCAGTCCTTGCCGCAAAATGTTCGACGGAGTTTTGATGAATGGAAACAGAAAACTGATGACAGTTCCTTTCACGCCCGGCTCGTTTTTCATCGCAATCAGATACCTGACAATGGCGCCGGGGTCTTCCTGAAAGACCATTTCCCGTGAACGTCCTTCTCCGTATTTGAAGGCCTTGCTCCTCGGATTCAGAATCTGCCGTTCGATGAAATTTTGCAGAGCATTCCCCGTCAGCCCTCTGGAAACGCCTTCCCTGTACGCCATAGCCGCCGTTTCCACCGGCTGAATCAATGCGCGGGAGAACTGGTCGGCGGCATTCAGCAGACGGCTCGGCAGACGCACCATCCGTCCGGTTTTTCCGCCGATGACAGGACCATCGTTCTCCTGATATTTCCCGTTGTACGAAACCATTTCATGATTGAAGGCGAAGACCGCACGGCGCCATGCTTCGCTGAAACTCAAGTGTTTCCACATTTCCCGGAATTCCCCGAAGGTCGCACTGTCTTTTTTCTTCGCAACCAGATTGATGCATGCTTCCGCAAACCGCTTCGCCGTCAGTTCATACGCCGCGTTCGCCGTATTGCCGATGACGTTCACCGCATGGGTCTGCGGTCCGCTCAGAATGGCGTTGATCCAGTATTCGTAAATCTTGTCTTTGAGATTCGCGCCCGCCGCACTCAGTTCGCGCAGCACCTGGTCCAGTTTGTCTTTGTCGTTCTTCAGATTGTCCGGCGGGTTCAGCGGATCGATTCCCGTTTCTTCCTTCACCCGTTTGCGTGTCTTGTTCGCATCCGGCGTCCGGTCGGTTATCAGACGCAGCGTCGATTTGAGCGCATCCGGATCACTCATCATGGCTTCGGTCAGACTGCGCCGCGCCCGCAGTGCCTGTCCCAGCTGCGTTCCCACCTGAATCACCGCATCCGATACCAGACTGCGTTCTGCCGCGGAGAGTTCCCCGTATTCATCGGAATTCATGACCAGCTGCCCCATGCGCTGCCCCACGTCGTCTGGAGTGAACAGCTTCCGTCCGTTCAGCACTTTCTCGATGACTTTCCCGATTCCGCCGTGCGCCGCAATCTCTGCCGTCGCTTCTTTCAGCACATCCGCATCGTGATGAACTTCATGTTCTTCTTTGTTCAGTTTCTCCTGATTTTCGCGCTGGGCTTCGCCTTCTGCTTCAATCGGATTCCGCTGTTCCGTCCGTGCCAGTGAGTATTTCACCCCGTCTTTTTCCGGAAAATTCCCATTTTTTTGACTTTCGGCACTTGAATTATCCGTTTCTGGATGTACTATCCCTGTTAGACTGCTCGGCATCCTACCCGCCGCACCCCGGGCAATGTCGGTTGGGGACAGTTGTAGTACTGGGGAACCGGGCAGTTTTATTTTTTGATACTGCTCCGGTGTGATTTCAAAAACCGAACGGATATGATTATACCGCTGTTTCACTTCCGGTGAAATTTCAATCCGGTATATTTTCCCTGTTTTTTCGTCCATCCTTGCGAAGGAAAGATTCTGCCTTAAATCCTGGACTTTTTCAGGTCGCGCCAATACCAGTTCAACTGCCGCCCGCGCATCTTCCGGGGATGAAAAATATTGACTGTGCCGACCATACAGAAATTCATAATCAGCATACAGCCGATTCCCTTTCAAACCTGCCCACTCCAGAAACCCCGGAGCATACGGAACATTCCCGTCACGAAGCTGATTTGCGTTTCCGGCAGTATTGGGATCTCCGGGTCGCCGCAACGGAGTCATCGCCGATGTTCCCTCATCATTCAGATAAATAAGATCATCCGGCAGGATGTCTCCGGTTTCATCCAGCAGACTTCCCCGTTTTTCCGCTTCTGTCATTTCCGACCGTCTTGCTGCATTCCGCGCTTCTGCTTCCCCCGCTGTACGGTTATATTTCTGAAAACTTGTTATTCTCCGGTTCAGCGAATTATGATACTCCCGGCACAGCCGGTCAATCCGCTGCACATCGTCTTTCAGCAGCCGCACATCCCCGTTCTCATCATATAACCCGTCCCAGCTGATTTCTTCCCCGTCCAGCTTCAACCCATACTGGAACAGATCTGAAAAACCTGTATATCCGCGACGAATCAGCGAATCATTGATTGCATGTGCCACCTGGGTTTCATTCAGCAGTGTTTCTCGCCCATCTTCATCATAAATCGCAAAGTTCCATGGCGCATCCTTTCTCACTTCCGCCGTCAGTTTTTCCGCGAAATCGCGCACCGCTTGCGTAATTCCCTGACGTTGCTTTTCCAATTGTTCTTCTGTTCGCTCGTCTTCAAGAGCAAATTCATCCGGACTGCTTCCGCGGGGAAAACCTTCTTGCGACTGTATCGCATGTTGTACTTCATGAATCAACAGTTTCTGAAGCGATTTCATGTCGGCAGGGTTGTCTTTGTTGAAATCTCTGTTCAGTTCCAGCACAATCGTTTTCCCATAGCATTTCCCGTTACTCAATCCGTCTGTGACGGAAATAGCCAGATGCATGTCCCGCAGTTGAGGATATGCACGGAACAACTCCGGTGCTTTCACATATTCATAAAGCTTCCCGTCAAAGAATTTCAATTCAGTATTACCTTTTGAATAGACGGTTCCATCCGGCAGAACTCCTTCCGTATTCACCTGCAAATCGGGAAGCTCCATCCGCCATTTTCTGTCATGCCAACGTTCCCAGCCCGTCGCCAGTTTTACAGTTCTCGCATCTTTTCCTTCATCCAGCATCCTTTCTGCCAGTGCACGGTTGTGCAGACGTTCTTCTCCGTCATTCAGGTTCAGCGCTCCTCGTTCTCCGATAATAGAGAATTTCATCCCCATATTGCGCAAAACCGCCTGTTCCTGCCGCTTCTGCGCGCGTTTATATGTCGCAGTCGTGAGTTCACGATGAGTAGCTTCTCCGAAACCATTGACGAATGTATGATGCTCCGGTTCCGGTTTCGGACGTTTCGCCGCTTCTTCATCCAGCAGTTTGTTGTACTGCTGCCGCAGTTCATCATGTTCCGACTTCACCTTATAAAACTCTTTAGCTTTCTTCGAATCATACGCAGCCGGCATTGCATACTTCGCCAGCTCAGCCATTTTCTGTTCCTGTTGATGAATCTTTTCCTCAAGAGCAGCAACCTCTTCAGCTGTTGTCAAATTTTGCTTGACAACTGATTCCGCCGTGTTCTTTGCCTTGTCCAGAATCTGCGTCAACAGCCGCGCGTTCACCTTCGCCGTCAGCCCGTCCACCTGATACAGCGATTGATTCTTGACAAAAGAAATCCCGTTGATGGTATAACTCCCGTCCTTCAAATCAATCAGCTCATGACAGCGTGCCGGAAACGTCTTTGCTTCGTTGAACTTCTGTTCCGCACTCTTCTCCGCCGGAGCTTCACTTTGAGAAGCCGGCATTTTCATCCGGTTCAGCTGAACCCGGCCTGTACTGTCCAGAGCTTCACCATTCTCCTCGACAGCCGCTCGCCGACGCTTCGGCGCTGCTTTCTCTTCAATTTCTGCCGCAGGTGCCGCCGTAGCTTCCGGAGTCTTGTTTTCTTCTGCTGATTCCGCCAGCGGTTCACCTGTCCGCCAGTCAATGCCGCGCTTCTTCAACACTCTGCGCGCCGCCTGCACCGACGGATTGTCCGGAAGCCCATGCGCTTTTCGCAGGGCTTCTTCTATAATTGTCGGCTTCCGGATTTTCCCTTCTGCCACCAGCCGTTCGTATTCCTCGATTGCCGCATCACGTTTATTGTGATAGGCGTTACGGGCTGCTTCTGCTTCTTTATGGAACTGCTGTTCCTGACGTGCCGTCAATCCGTGCGGAATTTTCAGCTTGTCAATCATGAAATCAGAAATAGGCGCAGCCACGCCGCGTAATCCCAGAAACTGGTCAAGACTCATCACTTCCGGTTCCCCGGCTTTTTCTTCAACTTTCCCCGCCGCTTCACTTGATTTTTCCGTTTCCGGTGTTTTTACAGTAGCAGTTTCTTCCGTTTTCGGCATTTCCGCTTTTTCTGCCACCTTCGCTTCCGGCTTCGGCTCTTTGACTTCATCCTTCGCCCTCTGGGTTTCTGCCTTCGCGTCTTGACCGTTCACCGCCGCCTTCGCCCCCGGCTCGGCTCCCATTTCATATTTCATATTTCCTATTTCATATTTCCCATTGCCGCCGGCAATGGTGGCGATCAGCTCAGCCGCCCGGTCCCGGATTTCGCCCAGATGGTCAAACCATTCCTTCGCTTCTTTCGTCCCGATCAGCTTCAGCTTCTTCTGCATCTGCTTCACAAAATCCAGCACCAGCTGCGCAATGTGTCTGCCGAATCCGGCTTGTTTCGCTTCCGCCCGCCGCACCGTGTCCGCCAGAAACTCCGGATCACTCAACATCCGCCCGAATTGGTCGGCAAGCAGCTCTTCCGCCGCGTTTGTCTCCACTCCCTGCTGCTGATACCGCTCCGTAATCTTCTGCAGTTCTGCGCGCCCTGCATCGTTCAGATTCGACAGCATGAACTCCGACAGCTCCGTCCCGATTCCTTTATGGTCGAAATAGTGTTTGAGTTCATGCCCGAACACTTCCAGCACCGGCGTGTCCGCATACACATGCAGAGAATTGTCCTTGCAGTCATACCAGCCGCGCACTTCTCCGCTGTCTTCCGCCGGACGCTGTTCCAGAATCAGATCCAGTTTCAACGCCTTCGCCAGCGCTCCCGCCAGTTTCCGCCCCGTCTCATCCGCCCGTAAACTCCGTTCCGGAAGATTTTTTGCAATATTTTCGGTTCCAGCTCTTGACATCCCCGTTTCCGGCTGTACAGTATCATTGCCGTCGGGAATGGTCATCTGGGACAATGATTCCCGGTTGGTCTGCGCAGTTGCCAGATACAACGGCATATCCGTTTTCTTTTGCAGATATTCTTCATAAGTCATCTCAAGACGGTTTCCATCCCGGTCAACTACTCCGTATTTATTGAAACATTCCTTTTCATTTTTCCGTTGTGTTTCAATATATTGGTTCGATGGCTGCATGTGTGTCCAAGCAAGCAAATGTCCGTTTTCTGAAATAGCTGTAACCACAAAATGATTGCCTTTTTCATTCAGCCGTTTGATGAAACAAATTCTCCTGTCTCCTTTTTTCGTTTCTGTCAGAATACGTTCATCAGGATTTTTTAAGGCTTCTTCCAGAGAACTGAACAAGTCAATGTGCTTATTGGAAAATTTTTCAACCGCGCCGCCGCGTTTCACCGCAAAATGCTGAATGTAGTCATCTACCTTGCCGGCATCCATTGGCGAAAAAATAATTTCTTCTCCGAAACGGTTGGTAATCTGTTTTCCCAGCGGAAAAGACTCATAGAACTTTTTAATTCCCTGAATATCATTTTCTGTTGCAATCAGCGTTCCGGCTTTCAAACGGTCATTCAGATAACGTTCAAATCTGACCATGTCTTTCCCATTCGTCTGAACAGTCGGCACCGGCGCCGCTTCCGGCACGTTTTCAATTTCATCCATGGAAACCGGCTCCCGCCCGTCAAACAGCGGTAGGTCTTCAGTCTGTGCCTGTTCCGGCTGAACCGTCTGCGCCGGGTCCATCAGCTGCACGGGTTCCCCCGCAGGGTTCTGCTGTTCGGTTGTCGGTGTCGGTGCTTCCTGCGGCACAACCGTCCCCGTCTCTGCCTTCGCGTCCTGACCGTTCACCGCCGCCTTCGACTCCGGCTCGGCTCCCGTTTCATATTTCATATTTCCTATTTCATATTTCCCGGCAGCGCCGGCAGTGCCGCCGAGTACTGCGCCGGGCAAAGCTCCGCCCATGAAGTTGTCCTTCACTTCTTCCCAGCCCGGCAGCTCAATCCCCTTCTTGGCGTAAACTCCCTTGCAGATCGTGTCCCAGTAAAGCTGGCACACTTCTTCCGAACCTTCTTCAATCGCTCCCCGCGCAGCATTCGCGCCGATCCGTTTCGCCAGACTGCGCGTCGTCTGTTTCAATGCGCCCGAAAAGAACCCTTTCCCGATTCCCGCCAGCACCCGTTCCGGTCCCAGCACCGTTTCTATCGCCGATTGTCCCGCCGCGCTCAGAAACGCCATCCCCTTGACCAGTTCGTCTGATTCGCCTTCCATCGCTTCCCGGTAATCCTTCACCGTGTCCCCGTACAGCTGCGCAAACGTTACACCCGTCATCGCCGCCGCTCCGCCCATCGGTCCGCCCGCCAGCGTTCCCAGCACCCCCGCGCCGATTGCCGCCGCACTCTGCGTGACTCCCGTCGCAATCGTCCGTGCCACATGTGAAGGTTTCAGCGAACTCGGACGGTATGACGGGTCGCCTTCCCAATGCCGGTGCGTCCTTTTCACGTCGTCGAAATACTCCCGCATCCCGCTGATGCCCGTCGTTTCTTCCAATGTCGAACCGAACGAACGCCCCAGGTCCAGCACCGTGTTCCCCGCCGCTTTCAGCGTTTCCTTGAAAATTCCTTCATCCTGCGGCGGAAGCAAGCCGATTTCTCGACGACGTTCACGATCATATCTGATATAGGATTCACTCATCTC